GGGCATAGGGATTTCGTTTGCATCGTGGGCGCCGATGAGGAACACGCGCGGACGATGCTTGACTCGGTGAAAATCGAATGCGAGACAAACGAAGCGCTGCTAGAGGATTTCCCCGAAGCCATCTATCCCATTGCCAAGTTAGAAAAAATCCACCAGCGCGCTAGCGGGCAACTCTATCAAGGCAAGTCAACCTCAATCGTTTGGACTAGCAACGAAGTGCAGTTCCCCGCGATCGAAGGATCAAAGGCATCCGGCGGCATCATCAAGGTCGCCGGGATTACCGGCCGCATCCGCGGCATGAGCGCGAAGCGGGCTTGCGACGGCCGCAAAGCGAGGCCGTCGCTTGTGCTAATCGATGACCCGCAGACAGACGAAAGCGCCGCCAGCCCTTCGCAAGTTGCGACACGCGAGGCCGTATTGAAGGGGGCAATCCTTGGCCTCGCCGGCCCCGGAACGAAGATAGCCGGATTGTGTACGGTGACGGTGGTGAAAACGGATGACCTAGCCGATCGGCTACTGGATCGTCAGAAACACCCCGCTTGGCAGGGCAAGCGCCTAAAACTCGTCTACCGCTGGCCGGAACGCGATGAACTTTGGGCGCAGTATGCCGAACTGCGGCGCGACGGTCAGCGCACGGGCGAGGGGACGGCCGCGGCGGATCAGTTCTACCGCGACCGGCAGGCGGAAATGGACGCGGGCGCGGAGGTCGCTTGGCCTGCGCGAAAGAATGCGGACGAACTAACGGCACTGCAACACGCTTACAACCTCCGTATCGATCGCGGGGATTCGGCTTTTGCGTCAGAGTTCCAAAACGAACCAATCGTTTCGCAGACCGATTCCGCCCGCCTCAATAAACGCGAACTAGCCACCCGCGCGAGCAACGTTCCCCGCGGCGTGATACCGCTCGGGCATGAAACGCTAACCGCGTTCGTTGACGTTCAAGAGCGGCTATTGTTTTGGTTGGTGGCGTCGTGGTCGCGTTCCTTCGGCGGCGCCGTGATCGACTACGGCACGTTCCCCGATCAGTCGGTTTCATTCTTCGAAGCCGCCCACGCGAAGCGCACGCTGACCGCGGCGACGGGCGCGGCGGGGCTGGAGGGTTCGCTATCGGCGGGGCTGGATGCCGTCGCTATCAATCTGCTAGGTCGCGAGTGGTCGCGTGAGGATGGCGTGGCTATGCGCGTCGATCAAATGCTGGTGGATGCCAACTGGGGGCAATCAACCTCGACGGTTCGCACGTTCGCGCGGCGCTCCGCGTTCGCGGCTAGCATCCTGCCTAGCCACGGCCGCGGCATCGGCGCGAGCGCGAAACCAATCATCGATCAAGGCCGGGCGCGAGGCGACCGCGTGGGCTTGAACTGGCGCATAGGCCAAGTGAGCGCCGGCCAGCGCTCCGCGCTGTTCGATACCAACTATTGGAAATCGTTCGTCGCTGCGCGGCTGCGGCTGACGCTAGGCGACCCGGAAGCAATCGCGTTTTGCGAGGGCAACCATGATTTGCTTTTCGAACACTTGGCCGCGGAGTATCCCGTACACACTTCCGCGCGAGGCCGCACGGTTGACGAATGGAAAACGCTCGGCCGCGATAACCATTGGTGGGACTGCCTAGTAGGCTGCGCGGTGGCGGCATCCATAACCGGCATTAGCCCCACGGCGACCGAAACGGTAGGCCGCCGCCGGCGCCGCGTGGAACTGCCGAAGGGGGCCGGCGGGCGGATTGTCGTTTCCCGGCGACCGGCCTAGCCCCGCGGAAACCGCGGCAATCCCGCGGGAAACCGCATTCCGAAAAAAATCTTTTCAAGCCCTTGACAGGGTATTGCCGATCTGCAATACTACAACCACGCAAGCAAATGAGACTTGCGGGCAACGCAACTAGGAGCCGATACGATGAACGCCACCCAAACCTTCGCCTGCGAGTTCGCCAGCCGCTACGAATCGTTTTTCTACGATGACTACGCAACGGCCACCGCTCACTTCGAAGCCGCAATCGACGCGATCTGCGCGACGGCTCCGGGCGCGGTTCAATGGTTCGTTTCGAAGGAAGCAAACCGCGACATTCGCCGCGGCTACGAAGTGACGGGCGCTGACTCCCGCCGCGGTGGCCGAACCGTTAGCCTGACCGCTAGCCTTAACGGCAAGTTCGCGGTGGGGCTTGGCAACCTCGACGCGAAGGCTGCCCGCTGAATGACACAAGCCCGCCGGCACGTTGCCGGCGGGCGGGATCGATTGACACGAACACAAGGAACCCTGACGATGACCACCGCAGCCGCCACCGCCGCCACGATTCGCCAATACAACCCGGCTCTAGCCGATTGCTGGATTCGCCAGCCGTTCCGCCGGATGGATTTGGCGCAGGCTTTCGCGGCCGGCTTCTCTGTCGATCAGTTTGGCGAACTGCCGGCGGTTTGCTGGATTGTGATTCGGGCGGCGCTCGCGGATCGCGAGGCGCGGCGGGCAATGGTTGGGCGCTAGCCGCCATAGCCCCGCCCGCCCGCGGGCGCCGCCGCCTACACTCCGCGGCATGGAAACCATTTCACTAGTGGCCGCCGATGGTCTGGCGGAATCTGACGCAATCGCCATCGTTCGCCGGCTATCAAGGCAGGGCAGCGAGTGGCAGATTGAGGTAGCCGGCATCCTCGCGGGCGAGGCTTCTAGCGCCACCCCGGTGGCGCTTTGGCATTCGGACGGCTGCCTAGCCGCGTGGGCGTGTTCGCATTTCTGGCGCGAGCAGCAAACCCTAGAGCAGTTCACCGACACGCGCTACCGAAACCGCGGGATCGCCACGGCGCTTGCCGCGTTTCTGCGCTCGGCCGGCATCATCGCGCCAGCCTCGCGGCTTGCCGTGTTCTCACCGCATACCGCCCGCATCGCTACGCGGCTCGGGTTTAGCGACGTTTGGCGGTATGAGCGTAGCGGCGGCGAATGGCTGCCGGTAGAGCCATAGACCCCTACGCGCGAAGCCATCGCGGCTAGCGTAGAGGTATGAGCGAAACCATCCGCCAATCGATTGAGCAAACCGCCAGCGGCCCCAAGCGCGTGCGCACGGATGCCGGCGAGGTTGAATCGCAGGATATCAGCAAGCAAATCGAAGCCGACAAGTATCTGAGCGCGAAGGCCGGCGCCTCGACGAACCACCGCGGGCTGCGGTTTAACACGATCGTCCCTCCGGGGTCTGTCTAGTGGGTTTTTTCGGAAACCTTTTCGGATCAGCGCCGCGCGGCAAGGCCCAATCGCCGCAGCGTGTTCGCGCGCGATTCGATGCCGCCGAATCAACTGACGATCGCCGGCACTGGGCGAACGCTGATTATCTTTCGATGGATGGCGCGTTGACTTCAACAGTTCGCGCCAAGATTAGGAACCGCGCCCGCTACGAACGAAACTCAAACTCCTATCTCGCCGGCATTTCGGAAACGATCGCGGTTGACCTAGTGGGAACGGGGCCGCGGCTTCAACTCGACACGGGCAACCCGGAAGCCGATCGCGAAATCGAGCGCCGCTTTTTTGATGATATGTGGCGGATCGATTTGCCCGCGAAACTCCGCACGATGCGGCAAGCCAAACTAATCGACGGCGAGGCGTTCGCGCTCTTCTTTTCGAATCCTCGCCTCGACGGGGTGCAACTTGATATCCGGCTGATTGAGGCCGATATGGTGGCGACCCCCGCCGGGGTCTATCAGACCGCGGTTACCGCGGAGGGTTCTGTCGTTGACGGGATGGAGTTTGATGCGGTTGGCAACGTGGCCGCGTATCTGATTCTGAAAAACCATCCGGGTTCCAACTGGTATTCGTCCGCGTTTGAGTTTACGCGCATCGACGCGGCGCGGATCGTGCATTGGTTCACGGCGCAGCGACCGCAGCAACACCGCGGCATTTCCGAAGTTGCCCCGGCGCTGCGGCTGTTCGCGAACATGCGCCGCTATACCGAAGCCACGATTGCCGCCGCGGAAATCGCGGCCGATATGGCCGCGTTTATCCATAGCAACTCCCCGGCCGCAGAGGTTGATGAGGTTGACCCATTTCAGGCCGTCGAGATTGAGAAGCGCACGCTCACTACCCTGCCGGAAGGCTGGAGCGTTTCGCAACTGAAAGCGGAACAGCCCACTAGCACCTACGCGCAGTTCAAGCGCGAAATCGTTTCTGAAATCGGAAGGGCGCTGAATCTGCCGTACAACATTTCGGCGCTGGATTCCAGTTCCTACAACTACGCTTCCGGCCGCATGGATGCCGGCATTTATCACGCAACGCAGCGCGTGGCGCGAGACGAGATAGAGCGCGTAATGTTGGATCGTCTGTTCTACGAATGGGCAGATGAGGCCGCGCTACTCACCGGCTATATCCCGGCAGGGCTTCCGCCCGTGGCTGAATGGCGGTGGAGTTGGGTTTGGGATGGCCGCGAACACGTTGACCCCGCGAAGGAAGCCAACGCAATCGAAACGCGGCTCAGGACAAACACGACAACGCTTTCCGCGGAATACGCGAAGGCCGGCAAAAACTGGGAAACGGAACTGCGGCAGCGGGCCGCGGAAGTGACGTTAGCGCGCGAACTGGGGTTGCCGGAAATCATCCAGCAACCGCAGCAACCGCAGCCCGCCCCGGAGGATGCCGCGCCGTGATTTATGTCGATTTCGATTTCTACGATGAGGCCGAAACCGACACAGTTCCCACGCTAGGCAAAGCACAATGAAAACCAAAATCATTTTCGAACAGCCGGTAGATTTCGTGGCCGCCGCCGCTGACGCGGGCGAGGCCGCGGCGCCGGGGCCGCGGAAGTTTTCGATTCGCGCCTACACGGGCGCCGCCATCCGGCAAGGATGGTCGCGCGAGCCGATCGTCATCGATCTGGCCGGCATGAAACTGCGGCAGAAAATCCCGATCGTCATGGGCCACGATTACGGCCTAGGTTCGATCCTTGGGCAGACCACCAGCGTCCGCGTCGAGGCCGGCGAGTTGATCGTGGATGCCGAAATCCTTGCCAGCAACGACGGCGCTTCGCGCGTTGTGGAACTGGCCGATAGGGGTTTCCAGTGGCAGGCTAGCGTGGGCGCTGACGTTGGCCGGCATGAACGCATTCCTGCGGATCAGACCGTGATGGTCAACGGCCAGCCATTCAACGGGCCTATTCGAATCGTTAGAGCCTCGACGTTGCGCGAGGTTTCATTTGTGACCCTTGGGGCGGATGACGCAACCACCGTCCAAATCGCGGCAGATGCCGCGGAGGAAACCACTATGGCGCACGACGCCAACGAACAGCCCGCGGAAGCCATCACGGCCGCCGCGGAAGCCCCGGCGACCGTCGCCGTGGAAGCCCCCGCCAGCGCTCCCGCGGTTGTCGCGGAATCGCAGTCGCCGGAACTTCTTGCGACCATCGAAACCCTCAACAAGAAAATCGACACGATGGAAAAGTTGATTGCTACCCGCGCCGATCGGGCGCCCGCTATTCACGTTGCGGAGCCGGCGACCGGCGGCAAGGTGATCGAAGCCGCGCTGTGTATGCAGGGCGGTTTGTCGAAGCCGGAAAAGTTTTTTGACGAGCGCACGGTGGAGGCTGCCGCAAAGCAGCAGCGTAGCGTTTCGCTCGGGGAAGTGTTTGTCGAGGCTGCCCGCGCCAACGGCTATAACGGCTCGTCGCGGATTTCCGCCACGAACCTGCCAATGGTGATTCGTGCCGCGTTCGCCACTCACGCGATCAGCGATATTCTTTCGAACGTCGCGAATAAGTTTCTTCTTTCGGGCTTCAACGCGGTGGAGCGAACTTGGGATCAGGTTGCCGCTATCCGTAGCGTCAACGATTTCAAGAGCGTGAGCCTCTACCGGCTGAATGGTTCGTTTAAGTTTGCCAAGGTCGGCAATGGCGGGCAGATGCAGTCGGCAGACGCTAGCGATTCGAAGCGAAGCGTCAACGCTGATACCTACGGCATCACTTCCAACGTGACCCGGCAGGATATGGTTAACGACGATAT